CGAAGCTATTCGTCCAACAGCTGCTATTAGAAAGTTCTTTAATAGAGGCGAAAATATCCATGACAGGTACTTTTCTTTAGTTGAGAAAGAGTTGGGTGAGCTCGTATGACTTTTTTACTTTCTGAAGATAGCGCTCTTCGCAATCTGCTTAGAGGTATCGATGTTACTGACCAGAAGTCAGCCCAAGAAAGCACTACCCGTGAGGTAGGTGTTTGGTTTGGTGTCCCTGACCAAGAGATTCGTTCTCAGTCTTACCCTTACATTACAATTGACATGATTGACATTGTTAGGGATACACAACGAGAGCACCGTGGCTTAGTTTCTGCAAATTACCTTAAGCCCAGTAACTGGGGCAACAATGTCGGATTTCAAACTGAGCTTCCTATCCCTGTAAACATTGACTATCAAATCACTACTTACTCGCGTCACCCTAGACATGACCGAGAGATTATTTCTCAGCTTCTTCAAACTAAATTACCCATTAGATTTGGCGTCTTAGAAACAGACGACAATACGGTACGTCGCCTTGATGTGCTGGACGTAACAAAACGAGACAGTGTAGAAGGTGGTAAGCGTCTCTTTATGAACGCTATCACCGTCCGAGTATCGAGCGAGATTTCTCAGCCGCTGTACAACCGTGCTCTATACCGAGTCACCAGCGTACACATGGACGAGCTTAACTCTGACGATGCAGGTCCACGTCCCGGTTCCGCCTACTATGACTCTATTGAACCGTTCACAATAACAGAATAATTTGTTCCCCCCTGATTACCCACTTATTTAAGGAGAAAAAATGACGTATAGTCGTCCGGGCGTCTACATTACTGAACGCCTACTTCCTGCTCCGATTGCGTCCACCGCTACCGCAGATGCTGCTGGTGCTGTGTTGGCCCAGTTTGCGCAGGGTCCAGAAACCCCTACTCTAATTACCTCTTGGTATGAGTTTGTAAACCAATTTGGTGGATACGAGTCTGCTTACCCAGCAACCTTTGCGGTGGCTTCGTACTTCCAGAATGGTGGAGGCGAGCTAATTGTTAAGCGTGTTTTGCCAAGCGATGCTGATGCTGCGTCTGTGGTAATTACTACTGCTGTTGGTTCTACCACCATCACCACTGTCACCTCGTTGAGCCGAGGTAGCGACTCAAACAACCTTCGAGTACAGGTGTCTGCTGCTGCTCAGTCTGGTTACTACAACCTAACTGTATACAAGGAGCGGGTCGCAGGTACTGCAAGCAACGTGGCTAACGACGAAATCTTGGAGCGTTTTCTGAACATTAACTTCAGTACTCCTAGCTCACCTGACTTCATTGACAGTGTTGTAAACACTAGCTCAAAGGTCATCAAGACTGTTACTACTTCAAACAGCGGAGCTCCTTCTACGGCTGTTCTGCCTTTGACTGGTGCTGATAACGGAACTGCACCAGCTGCCTCTGCCTATGTTGCAGCTGTTGCCGACTTTAGTCAGCTAAACCGACCTCTAGTTCTCTTTGTGCCAGATGCAATTCCGCTTCTAGGTAGCACTAACGGTGCGACCGCTATTAACGGAGCAATTGCTTGGGCAGAGAGCAACTCTAGCTTTGTAGTTGCTGATACCAACCCAGACCAGACTGTGGCACAGGCAATTACTTTTGCGGACTCGTTGACTGCTAGCGCTAACGTCGCTGTGTACTACCCAAACATCTACGTCGGAGACCCACTAGGACGCAGCCCTCAAGCGTTGCGTAAGATTGGTCCATCGGGAGCTGTTGCTGGATTGTACATTGCTACTGACAAGGAATACGGCCCGTTCAAGGCTCCTGCTGGTATTCGTGCAAGCATCCGTGGTGCGGTGGCTCTTGAGAAGGCGTTTACCTCTGCAGAGCTAGACACCCTAAACACTGGTGCCAGCCCTGTTAATGCACTTCGCAACCTTCCGGGCGCAGGTGTAGTGGCTATGGGTGCACGTACCCTCCTTCAAGACGGCACTGCTAACAAGTATGTAAACATGCGCCGCAGCTTGAACTACATCCGTAAGCAGCTAGAGGGCCTAACGGAGTTTGCACTGTTTGAAAACAACGACGAGGCTCTATGGGCACGTCTACGTAGCAGCATTGCCATCTTCTTGGGTGACTACAGAAACGCTGGCGGTCTTCGTGGCGCAAACGAAGCCGAGGCTTTCTTTATCAAGGTTGACTCGGAGAACAACCCACAGTCCACTATTGAGCAGGGTGAAGTTCACATCGAAGTTGGTGTGGCTTTGCAGTACCCAGCTGAGTTTGTGGTCATTAACCTAAGCCAAAAGACTGCTGCCTAACCGAAGGAAGATAAACAATGCCAACAGTAATTAACAACAGGTCAAGTCTTACGACTGACCCAATCAGAAATTTTAGATTTCTGGTTGACTTTATCCCTCACGACACCAAGGCCACTTGGAAGGACCCAATCACCATGGGCTTCACTTCCGTGTCCGGCTTGTCTGTGACTACCGACTCTATCCCTTACCGTGAGGGTGGTTACAACACCACTGTTCACCAGATTCCGGGACAGACTACCTTCTCCCCTATCACCCTACAGCGTGGCGTTATTCTAAACACCAAGCAGAACTGGGAGTGGATGCGTCAGCTATTCGCTACCGTTCAGGGTGGTTCGAAGAATGTACAAGGCGCAAGCTTCCGTGCCGACCTAGATATTCGTGTGCTTTCGCACCCGATTCCGGGGTCTGCTGGTGGCACTAACGCAGGTGTAGGCGTAGCAGGTGACGACCACGTTGCAATGCGCTTTAAGGTCTACAACGCATGGATTACTTCCGTAGCGTACTCTGACCTTAACGCAGGTGACAACGCAATCTTCGTTGAGCAGGCAACTCTTGTTCACGAGGGCTTTGACGTTAACTGGGCTACCAACCTAACCACCTCAGCAGCACCTTTTAACTAAATATTAAACACAGGAGTATAAAACGTGGCAACAAATTCTCTAAATGCAGCAGAAAATCCAGCACTAGCTAATCAACTAGTTCAAAAGATGTCGCAGGAAACTGCGCCAGAAAAAGAACTTGCATTGGTTACTCATCCTTCTGAAACCGCAGTGACTCTCCCCGGTGGATTCCTAACTCCACTCGGGGAGGTTACTCGGGAAGCAGAAGTTCGAGAACTTAACGGACGAGATGAAGAGGCTATCTCTAAAGCCAACACCCTAGGTAAAGTACTACACACTATTTTATCTCGTGGCGTGGTTAGCATTGGTGACCAGCCTGCTTCTGAAGACATCCTTGACCAGATGTTTGCAGGAGACCGAGACGCCCTACTACTGGGTATCTATAAGGCCACTTTTGGTTCTACGGCTGACCTCACTGCATTTTGTTCTGGATGTAAGGACTACAAGACCCTTCAAATCGACATTGATGAGGACATCAAAGTCAAGAAGCTTACTGACCCGATTAGTGACCGCAGGTTTACTGTAACGACTAAAAAGCATGACTACACGGTAGTTCTGCCTTCAGGAAAAGTTCAAAAGGAACTGACTATGAATGCAGACAAGACTATTTCAGAACTAACGACCGTTCTTTTAGAAGGAACTGTTATTGAAATTGATGGAAGCGGAGTAATCAGCCGCAATCAGATTCAAAACATTGGAGTAGCGGACCGTAGAGAAATTGCAAAGGCTCTAGATAAAAGAGCATTTGGCCCAGTATTAGATGAGGTTAAGGCTGCCTGCCCAGAATGCAGCGGAGAGGTGGTCGCTCCGGTTAACATCGGGACTTTGTTTCGATTCTAGCCGAGTTGACTACACATGGTTACTTCGAGAATGGTCGTTTATTGGAGACGTCCATCCGGGGTGGACTTTAAACGAGCTCAAGGAACTAACTCCGAGAGAACGAAAGAATTGGATTGAATTGGCTAAAGAGCAAGGTAAGGTTGTGAGGACATAATGGCTTTTAATGAATCCCTCGCAAGTGGCGTAAATAAGCTCGAGTCACAAGTACTCAAGCTCATCAAGATGATGGGCACCGCTAGGGGCAGCATTGGTTCTGCGGTCGGCTCAGGTACCTCTGGTAATTTTCTTCAAAGCTCTTTAGCTAACGTAGCCACTACTGCAACAAACGCTGGAGTAACTTCCGGTCAAGTTTCTGGAGTAGCTGAGGGCTTTGGGAAGGTTGCCTCTGGCATTGGGCAGTACTATCAGGGCATGGGGCAAGTCATGCCTGATGTTCAAGCCACTGTTCAACGAGCCGGAACGTTCTATAACGCAACTATTCGTGCCGGAGTAGGCATGACTCGTGGGCAAATGCAACAAGCTACTCTTCAAGGTTTGCGTGGCGGACTTACCGCTCCGGGTTCTGATGCTAACGTTGCAAACTACCTTGCTGGTCGAGGAATGGCGGCTAACACCTCTTATAACAGCACTTACCAACAAACAATCAGAGGAGTGGGTAGCGCTGCCAAGTACCTAAACATGGGTAATGAGCAGGCTGCAGCAGCTATTGAGGGTCTTACCTCTGGTCAAGGGTCTGGAAACTTTTTAAACCGCTACGGCATTCTTACTTCCGATATGGCAACTGGTAAGGAAAAAACTCAAGGTCAAATCTTCAACGAACTTGCAAACAAGCTTAGTATCGGAGATGCTACCGAAGAGGAAGTCCTTGACTCGCTGCGTCGAGGTAACCTTGGTGTAGAGCTTGCTAACAGCGGAATGACAGCAGACCAGCAGGCTATGTTTTCTCAGTTCATGATTGAACGTGCTCGGGGTAACAACATGGACTTGTCTGACCCTGAAGCTATGGCTCAGATGATGGACAAAGCTAAGAAGGAAGGTAACGAGAACCCTTTCCTACCGGGGTATGACCTTAACACTGCCAAGACCGACGCTATGGGTGGAGCTGAAGGCCAGTACATTGCAGGAATTAAAGCAGCTACTAAGGCCCTAGAAGGACTAGCAAAAGCTGGTGGCGCTGCTGCCTCACTATACGGCGCACCTTTCGCAGCTGGAAGCATGTTCTCCTCTGACGCTCTCGGTCAAGGGGCTATGAACATGATTGGGGGAATTGGTAATGTAATAGCTGGAGTGGGTCGGGCAGCGCTGTCATTAGTAGGTCTTGGTGGAGACAACACTGTGGGAAATGCCTCTGCAAGTGGCGGTCGTAAGGGTGCTCCTGTAGGAGGCGACTCATCTACATCGTCTAACGCAAGTGCTGGTGGGGACTCTTCTTCTCAAGGAGCATTTAAACTAGTCCACCCTGTAAACCCTGCAAAGATTACCGCAAGATTTGGTCAGAAGACCAGCTCGTACACTCCGGGAAAGATTGTTTGGCCTAATGGCCACAAGGGTGTGGACTACGAAGCAAAGGCAGGCCAGACGGTCTACGCTGCAGCGGGAGGAACCGTACTCTCGACAAGTGGCGGCGGAGAACTGGGAAATTATGTTTTAATTGACCATGGTAACGGCTACTTTACCTTTTACTGCCACTTATCTTCTATAACAGCTTCAGGCACAGTTAAGACTGGCCAGCCAGTAGGAACAGCAGGCAACACTGGCACTAAATCTTCTGGTGTGCACCTGCACTTTGCCCTATCAAAGAGCCGTAGCACTGCAGACGCAATCGACCCAGAGCCATTCCTTTCTGGCACTGCTTCTTCTGTACCAGCGTCAAACCCTGACCAGTCATCTTCTGGTTCGGGGGATGTATCTGGTTCATCAAGTTCTTCCTCGTCTTCAGTAGAGTCCTCTTCTGCAGGAGCTTCCAGTAGCGGGGCTCCTCTTTTGACCACAGGTGTGAGCGGTTACTCGGCCGCGCCAAGTGCCTCTGGTGCTTCTTCTGTAGAAGGCGTTGCTCCTTGGACAGGAGGTAATGCTGCTAGCGGAGCTACAAGCGCAACTAGCACTGCAGGAACTGCCGGAGCTGGAGAAGGTGGTGACGGCTACACAGGAGGTAACTCTGACGGCTACTTATCCGCAACTGGAGGGTCTAATGCTGCTACGTTAGCTCAGCGGAAATCTCGTGGAGGCAACACAAACAACGTGACTATTAATTTGACTGTTGCAAGTGCCAGCGATGACGAAGCTCGAAGATTTGCAGTAATGGTAAAACGAACTCTCGAAGAGGAGTCAATGATGATGAAGATGGCGAGGGCCTAATGACTGCATATGAAAGCGCTGCTGGAGGATTGCTTGGTCCAAGAAACACTCCCCGCAATACTATTGCTCCGTATCAGGTTTTAAAGAATCCATTTAAGCTAATTACAAATGCAGGTATTTCTAAAGAAGCCTATTTTAGAAGCCAAAGTATTCAAACTGGTGGGTTTAATATTGGCAACCAGAGCGGATTAAATGGGCGTAATGGCTTATGGAGAATCCTGCAAACAGATTCCGCGGGTAATACTCCTGCGTCAATAGACTCCGCAACTGCTCTGTGGTCAAAATCGCAAGCATATAAAGGCATAATTTCTGCGTCTACCCACAAAGAAGCTACGCCAGCAACAGACGACAAAGACGCAGCCAAAACAGTGCCATTGCCATCGCCAGAGAGTTTTGACAACGTTAACTACGGGTTTCAGTTTCACTATAATCCGGGGTCTCTATCTATGGCATACGGTGGTCCTCAGCCAGTAGACGTTTCTCTTATGGCTAGTGGCCGTGAAAAGTTCTTGACATTTGGCTCGGCTTCTGGGTCTGGAACAATTGGTATTCAACTTATTCTTAACCGTATTAATGACATGAAGTACTTTGACCCAGCTACCGGAAGGTTAAAGGCAGGTGTGAGTCCGAACGTCTTTTCAGGACGACCTCCTAGTACTCAAGAACTTAATGACATCTATAACAGGGGCACCATGTACGACATGGAGTTTTTGTTTAGAACTCTTTTGGGTTACGCTTACGAAAGCTTCCTTGGTAGAGGGATGAGTTGGGATAAGAAGACTGCTGACTTAGGTTGGCTAGGTGGAAAGCCCGTAGAAATTCACTTAGGAAAATCTCTTAGGTACTTAGGCCGTGTAGTAAGTCTAGACATTACTCACGTTCTATTTACTGAAAGAATGGTGCCCACGTTTAGCGAGGTATCAATTGGAATCCAGCGCCTTCCTGACTTAACGGCTTCTATGGCCCCTACCGCGAGCAGTGCTCCAACTTCAGTCACCACTGCTCTGCCCGGTGGGGTTGTCACAACTATTACTGGTGCTAATGCGGCTTCTTTCCAGTCAGACATTGGTACTGGAGGAAAACTGTACGGTGACCTTAACTTTGGCACGTTATTTAACGGAGGATAAGTATGATTTATACAGATAGTAGATACGCTAGTAGTTCTTTTTCAAAGACGTACAGCGCTAAGCGTGAGACTTACAACCTTTCGGTTATGCGAACGTTTCCTACTGACCAGTCAAACTTTTACTACTATAGCTGGCGCGAGCGTGACCGAATTGAAAACGTTGCTGCAAGACTTTTGGGGGATGCCAATCAGTGGTGGCGGATAATGGACTACAACCCAGAGATTATAGACCCAGTTAACATCCCTGTAGGCTCTACGATTAGGATTCCATCAAGTGAATAGCTTTAAGTACCGTAGAAGTACATTCTATAAGGTTACTTTTCCTACCGCGCCTTCTTTAAAGGCAGCTCCTACGTCTGTAGAGCTGAAGCAAGAAAAGGGTTCACACGACATTTTAACCCTTAAGTTTAAGCGCCCCAGCGCGTTTTGGTTTCAGGTGTTAAAAACTGGAACTCCTGTAGTTTTCAATTGGAATCAAAATGGGGTAGTAAACGCATGGGCAGGGTATGTTAACGTCGTTTCTAAACAAACTGCAAGCCAAATTGAACAAGAATTTAAAATAGTATGCGTGGGAACAAGCTACGTTCTAAAGACAAAGAGTCAACGCGTATTTAAAAACAGCACGATTACTGAAGCGGTTGAGGTAATTGCCAAAGAGTTTAACTTTAAATTTGTTGGGGTACCCACCTCTCGTAGATTTGAAACTTTAGCCATTGCGGGGCAAAGCTACTGGGAGTGGTTGCAGCAGCAGGCTCGTCGTATTGGGTACACGTGCATAGTTAAAAACGGAACTTTATACTTCACTCCAGTAGATAACTTAATTACTAGATTTATATCTAATTCCGCAGTTTTAGCAGCAGAGCCTGTAGCTACGCCTAGCGATGGAAAAGTTTTTGATAGAACTTTGGATTCTTTTACTGTACTAAACAGCGATTATTTAGACCACGATTTACTGCCACAGCGTACAGCTAGAGTAACCTCAGGAGTTAACCCTGTTACTGGGCAAGTTTTTGGGGCATCCTCATCTCCAAATAGGCATGGCATGGCATTACGCCAAAAAGAAACTCCTACTTTATTTTCTGCTTACTCTGAAGAAGTGGTGCACAGCTCAACATCTGCTAGATACGCCGCGTATGAAGAAGCCCGTGCAGTTCAGTTTTCCACAGTTGCCCACGTTATTGGTCAAGGCGACCCTCGAATGCACCCTTATTCAACGGTACTTGTACAGGGAACTGGGACAGAAACGGACGGCTACTGGGTAATAGCAAGCATCACTCACACTTTTGCGTTTACTGGACAATACTCTATTGAAGGCAGAGTAATGTCTGATGGTCTTGGAAAAACTATAAGTACCGCAGTAAGAAAGCCAGACGGCAATACACACGGAACGGTAAACTTGACTACGGCTGCCCTTAGCGGTTTACGGTCTAATGAGGCGACTGCAACTCCTCTTAGGCTTATCTCTAAGACGCCTATCTATGTGGAATCTCAGCAAGGCTTTAATCAACTTGGAATGGTTTGGAGTGGAAGATAATGGCTATACGTCAAATACGTGAACTAACAATTTCCTTACCTTTTAGAATCGACGAGTACGGAACTATTGCTGCGACAGTTGACCAGTCAAAGATTTGGGCTGACCGTGTTAGAGGCGTAATTGGTACGGCAATTGGCGAAAGAGTCTACAGACCTGAGTTTGGTTGTGCTGCGGCCACATCAGTATTTGAAACTGAGGAAGAAACAGAAACTATTTTAACAACTGAAATTAGAAACGCATTTTTAGACTATTTACCGCTATGTTCGCTAGAAGATGTAGTGGTAACAGTTGACGAGCAAACTCGAGTTGTTAACGCGGAAGTAACTTACACTCCTCCTAACTCAAACACTTTTTCACTCCAAGTCGGAGTAGCAACAATCAATGGCGACCAACCAATTAGTGAGGAAATCACATGGCGACCCCTATAAACGAACTACCTGTAGCAGTCGACTACACTTCAAGAGACTACTTTTCTCTTAGACAAGACCTTATTAACCGTATTAAGACTCGTCTTCCGGCATGGTCGGGAGATAACCCGGCCGACTTTGGGCTAGCTCTTGTCGAGGCGTTTGCATATATGGGTGACGTTCTTAACTACTACATTGACCGTGTAGCAAATGAGTCTTATCTGCCAACGGCTACCCAGCGTCAAAGCGTCCTTAATATTGCTAAGTCTTATGGGTATTTTCCTGCAGGCTATCGTGCTTCTTCACTAACTTTGCAGCTTGTAAATTCTGGCACCACGTCGAGAACATTTCCTGCGGGAAGTCAATTTACTGCAACTATTACAGAAGAAGACACTACTTCTGAGTTGATTTTTTCTATTGCAGAAGCAGTTACAGTTGCTGCTCGTTCTGGAGGAGTGAACGGTTCAAGTACTGTCACAGCGTATCAGTATGAGCAAATTGCTGACCGCCCTACTAATGCTGCACTTAGCTCTACTGATATTTCTGGTGAACTTCTAGGTGTATCTAGCGGACTTCCTGAGCAGGTTTACCGTTTGTTTGAGAATCAAGTAGTAGAAGGCTCTGTCGAAGTTTGGGTACAAAACGGAGACGTATTTGAAAAGTGGCAAGAAGTTTCTCACATAGTAGATTATGGTCCCAACGACCCGGTGTACTCAGTAACCACTGACGCTGATAACTACGTGTACGTTACTTTTGGTGACGGTGTTTCTGGAATTATCCCGACACTAAACACTGTACTAAAAGCCAAGTATTTAGTAGGTGGCGGAGCTGGTGGAAACATCTCTACTAATCTTGTTAGCGAGATTACGTATGTCCCGGGACTTAGTGAATCACAACTAGCTGCTCTTAGCTCAGTTGTAGACGTTACTAACACAACTGTAGGTGTAGGTGGCGCAAGCCCAGAAGACATCGCCAGTATTAAAGTAAACGCACCAAAGGCGCTTACTGCTTTGAACCGTGCGGTGTCTCTTAATGACTACGCTGCCCTATCTCTACAAGTTAATGGTGCTGGTAAAGCAAAGGCTGTAGCAGACATTTGGAGCTCCGTAACTGTGTACGTATCTCCACAAAGAAACCAAGACTCTATTGACCAATTTCCGGGGTACAGCGCTAACCCAGATGATGGAGGCGCTCTTCTTCCTGAATGGACCAACCTTCAAACAGATGTAGAAGAGTTTCTTGTAAATAAGACTCAGTTGGGAGTTACGGTTACAGTATCCCCTCCAACCTATGTACCAGTTTCTGTGGACATTTTTTACACTAAACAAGCTCAGTACACAGAGGCCGGTATTGAAACGGCTATTACAAAAGCTATTGTTGACCGTTTTTCCTACAATAATGCGTCCTTCAATCAGATTATCCACCCTGAAGAAATTGAGGCATTGCTTCGACAGATTCCGGGAATCTTGAATGCCAGAGTCACTGGGCTTTACCGTTCGTCGGACAGTGCTTCTCGTGGAATCCTTATTGGTGAGCCAGATGAAATTTTTGTCTTCTTGACTGCCGATATCTCTGTAGATGCGTACTCGTCTAACGCTAGCTTGTCGGCTCTGTCTAGTAGCGCTGGAACTCTAAGCCCGACGTTTAATGCTGGTTTCTTCTCGTACTCTTTGGTAGTTCCAAACGGCACTACTTCTGTCAACCTAACTGCAACAACTGCGAACTCTCAAGCCGTGCTTAAGGAAGGTACAACCGTTAGAACTTCGGGCACGCCATTCGCAGTGTCTACTCCTGTAGGCACTACTGCTAAAGAGCTACTTGTTATTGCAGGTGATGGAATTACTCTTAACCAATACGCAATCACTATTACACGAGTGAGCTAAACCTTGGAAGGAATACGAAAGCACTACGGAATTTACAGAGGGTCTGTTTACAGTAATAAAGACCCTCTAAACCAACGTAGGCTACGTATTTTAGTTCCAGCTATTTTGGGAACTTCACCCACGCAATGGGCTTGGCCAGTAGACCCTTCCGGAGTGCTTCTTGAAGCGCCAGATGTAAAGCAGGGTGTATGGGTTATGTTTGAAAATGGTGACCCATCATTTCCTGTTTGGGTGGGTACTTTTGGTAATTGGGTAAAGGGTACAGTTCGTCCGAGCCTGTCTAACGTAGCAACTGTTCCTGCTGGGGCTGTAACGACCACAGCCGCGGATGGAACAACCGTAGTAAAACTACTAGAAACGATTAGTGCGCTTGAACAGCGCATTGCTGACCTAGAAGCCGATATGCCTATAGCGTTACAGAACGGCCTGTAACAGGGACAATAGAACTAGATTTTTAGGAGACTTTTATGCCTGCAGTGTACCCTTCAGCAATTAAGACGTTTACCAGACGTAGAGACTTGCTGGACGTAATTCTTGCCGCAGATGTCAACCAAGTCTATGACGAAGTCACTGAGATGCAGACTGTCATGGGCACGTCTATCACTAGTAAACCCGCTGGTTGGTCTGGCGGAACTTTTGCAACAGACACTTCTTGGTCAACTTTAAAGGCACGTATTGAAAACATTGAAGCGGGTGTGCACACCGCGTTTAATAACCGTATTCAGTCTAGTGGTGGAAGCACCATTACTCCAAGCTCTACCAGCACTGTAGGACTAGTCTTGCAGGCTATTTCTAGCCAGACTGCCGACCTTCTTCAGGTTAAGAACGCTTCAAACACTACTGTTGCAAAGATTGATAAAGACGGTGCTATTAAAATTGGCTCAAACACTGTTGCCACAGTAACAGGAACTGAGACGCTAACCAACAAAACCATTAGCGGTGCAACTAACACCCTAACCAACATTGCACCTAGCTCGGTCATTGTAACTGGTAGCACTGACATTCAAGAATACGTTGACGCTCGTCCTACCGTCTACTACCAAGGAACTGAGCCTACAGGAGTAATTGCTGGAACTATTTGGATTGACTCTTCTGCTAACGTAGACCCTTTTGACCCAAGCGGCGTAATTCTATCCGCAGACCCTTCCCCAACAAGCACGGCCAGTGGATACCGCCGTATCACTGCATCTACCTCAGCCCCTACTTCTGGAGACGGTGCCAATGGCGACGTCTGGCTACAATACGTTTAGGAGATAAATGACTACTTATAAAAGAGTTAAAGTTTGGGATGGAACTGAGTGGCAGTATGTAGGTGCGCAGATTCCTCAGGCAGTAGAGGCGTACGGTTCTGAAAGTCAGGCTCTTACTGCAGGTGCTGCTACCAAGTCTGTGACATTTACAGCAGGGACTTTTACTTCAACCCCGCTAGTATTTACTCAGGTAACTGGCTCTAAGTCAGCCACTATCCGAGTTACCGCTACCTCTAGCGGGTTTACCGCAACTCTTGCAGGTACTGGTACTGACACTATTACGTTTGATTGGTTTGCAATCCAGCCAGAATAAGGGCGGAACTATAAATGGCTAAATATGGAAACATAGAGTATAAAGAAGCGTACTATGGTGAAGCACCACGCTTTCCATTTTCTGTTGAGCCATTTAGTGCTACCGCAATTAACTACGACCGAATCCTTTTATCTTGGAGCAACCCAACAGGGGCCATTAATGGTCTGCGCCTTGTTCGTAATCAAGAAGGCTATGGAGAAACCGCCGAAGACGGTGTAGTTCTATTTGAGCAGAACGGTGACCCATCTACGTTTGGGGACACCGTGTATGTTGACGGTGAAGATAACTTCCTAGATTCTAACCCAAGAAATGACATCGGACTAGTAAGTGGTCGCTGGACGTACTACAGCATGTGGGTGCGACGTAGTGACAACAACATCTGGGTAAAGGCAGACGACTTAGTTGTTCTTCTTCCAAAAGAACACGGAACTACTTTGCCTGATGGCAGTAACTTGCTTAGCACTCACATTAACTTTATGGACTTGCTTCCTCGCGTGTTTATTTCAGCTGAACAAAGCCCCTTAGGAACCATTGACCCTTCGTCTGATTTGTTTAGCTTTTTGCAAGGCATGTCATTTACTGTAGACGAGCTATTAACTTTGGCAGAGTTGTTGCTTCCAGACTTTTCTGGCAAGAACTATAACCCCGGTATTCTAGAACTTAAGTCTCGTGAGTTTGGTCTGGCTGAAGAAGAAGAGCAGGCTATCTTCCGTAAGAAGAGAATGACCCGTGAAGCTCTATACATGTATGCTCGCAAGGGAACTCTTCTAGGTCTTTCAACCATGATTGAGTCCTTGACCGGATTTGCTCCTAGAATTTCTTTAAGTAAGAACTTGCTACTGTCAAACCAAGACAGCACATTCAATAAGAGCACTGGCTACTGGAGAACTATAGGTCCAGCTACCCTTTCGGTAGAGACCACCGTAGTTCCACCTACTGCAGAAGCAAAGTCTATTGACGATAGATACTGCGCCAAGTTTGTAAGCACAAATAGCTCTGCTCGAATGGAGCTTGGTTACTACCGACCAATTACTCGTGCTGTTCCTGTCAAGTTTGGAAAAGACTACAAGCTTAGCTACTACGTAAAGACAGACGTTAGCGGTAGCCCAACCACTACTTCAGTTATTACGTGGCACAATAACCGGGGTGAAGTAATCAGTAGTACTTCTGCAACATCCTCAAGCGGCGCGGGAAGTAGCTGGACAAAGTTCAGCATGGCTGGAACTGCTCCCGGTAAGGTGTTTACAATTGCGTCATACAGTGTGACGTCAAATGTAGTAACAGTAGTGTTTACCGCTAACCACTCTTTCTCTGTTGGGGATGTCGTCGAGATATCTGGTCTGGGTGTAGCACTAGACGGCACGGAAACTGTTTTGAGCACTGCTTCTAACTCTATTACTTACGGAAGAACTTCACCGAATATAAGCTCTACTGTAGTTAGCAATACAGCGACAGTTTCTACTGATGCTGCCGATTACGCCGCCATAGCTATATCTTTTAGTGCAGTTGGTACCTACTATGTTGACCTAATCCAGTTTGCAGAGTCTACTTCTGCTAACCCCACCCCTGCTTACGAAGAGGCCCGTGCGGTCAACATCTTCTTAGAGTCAAGTAAAGAGAATTACATTAAAAACCCGTCGTTTGATGGAACTATTGCTGGATGGACTATTACAGGTGAAGACTCCTTTGAGTACACCGACAGCACTTTGCCCTACTTGTTTGTTGGCGACAGTATGCTGGCAGTCACCCTTGATACTGCAGAAGTAGTCATCTCTGCAGAGACTGCTGCAGGAGATAAACCTGTAGATAAATCTTACGTATTTTCTACTCACCTAAGTGTTGACGCTGGCACCGAAGAAATCATTTTACGAGTTACTGCTACTGACGGGACTAACACGGCAACAGCATCTAGCGAACCAGCATCTGTTAGCAGTGCGTGGAGCCGCCCATCTGTTGAAGTATATGTAGATGAAACTTTTGACACAGACCTACTTGAGTTTTTGGTTGAAATTGTTGTAGAGGACCCTAACGGTAACGTGCTTTACTTAGATGCTGCACAGCTTGAAGAGGCGTATCAACCTAGTGACTACTTTGACGGCTCTTTTCCACCTGAAACCGGAATCACTTGGTCTGGAACGGCGAACAACTCCAGCTCTCACGCTTATCCAAATAAGCAAGTAAAGATTATTAGACTGATTCAAGAACTAGAAGGCTATTTGCCTTCTAATACCCCATATTTTGTAACCAGTTATGCTGGCACAGAAGTAACTGGTATTACAATGTAGGTTATGGACCTACTACTAATTGCAATCATTTCAGGCATGGCCGTCGGCTACATCACGGAACTTCTTGCCAAGTACATCTTTCCAACTTTTGTCAAGGTGGGCTTGACTTTACCCTTAGCAGCTCTTTCAGGCTGGATTTTAGGCATTCAGGACATCCGACTCGCAATCGTTGCTCCCGCAGCTGGGTTTTTTGCTCTCACTGTACTTTCTGTAATTTCTCGGCCTGTCGTGGTGGATAGGCAACCTAGGCGATAAGATATCGCTCTATGTGT